TACATTACCAACACTCTGGTTTGATGTTCTTGGATTTTTTTTTGGATTAAAGTAAACATCATCATTAGTTGCTAATATAGTACCTTCATAATTAACTCCCTCAAATTTGTCATAAAATTCATGTGGGTCACATAATCTATCATTTTTTTCTTTATCATAATGTAGTTTAAAAGTCATAATTTATTTTCTTGTTATTTTGATTGTTGTTTATATTATACCAAGTTGTTGTTGGATTGTCAAGAGTTATTCTGAAATAATTTGAAGTTTTTCAAAAGTTCTATCACAGGATTCATTGTATAATTGTACTGCCCTTTGGGGTAAATGTCAAGACTTTATTTGATCGTTATATGTTTCACCAAGAGTTTGAGTTTTTGGTACTATGGGAAACTCTTTGTCTAAAGTTTCAAGATGATCTCTTGCAACTGCAAGATTAATTATTTCCCTATGAACAGCATCTACTACATTACTACTCATACCGACAGGAGCATTGCCATCTTTATAAAGTTCAATATTGGTTTTACTAACAGCTATTTCGTATTCGTATTTTTTTCTTAGTACATCAATTATCATTCGCTTCATTTTTTTTCCTTAATTAAATAGTATTTGTATCTTTGTCGTTTTTATCGTATCGGTCAATCCAATCAGACAAAACAAACTTCCTATTGGGATTTATATTAACTTTAAATCTAGTCAATAACTCCCTATTAATAAGAAAGGTACTTTTAGAATCTTTTGTTGTCAATCCTATTGGAACTTCCTTATATAATTTATTGTTGAAAGTAATATTAACAAAGACAATTGGTCTTTCATCAATTTTATCAACATGTTCTGGGTAAGACATACCTTGTAATTTACTTGTAAACTTCTTGCCGTCTTTTTCCCATCTAACACTTTTACCAGAAACATCAATTTTGTCTACAACAAACATAGACGCATTAGTTCCATTTCCTGTATCAAATTTTCCTCTAATTGGGCCGTACCCATGAACATCAATTCTTTCAGCGTAACCAGATTCTTTTATAAATGAGTGTCTTCTGTGGTTATCTTGGGTAATATAATCAAACAAACTTTTCATTATGTTTTCTGATTTAACCTTACCAATATAGGTTTCATCTCTTTTAGTTATATCATAAAGTCCAAAGTTTGAACCGAGGCCGGGGCTACCATTACATTCTAGGACATAAATTTGACCATCAACTATCGCATGATCTACACCTACCATGTAAGCACCAACAGAACGAGCTGCGTTTAAAACTATCTTATGTTCTTCTTTTGATAGTTTGTAACCTTCAGTGGTTGCACCTCTGTGTCTATTAGAACGAAAGTCTTCCTTTGATTGAGTTCTTTTGGTTGATGCCAAAACTTTACCATCAATTACTATTGTACGAACATCAAAATCAAATTTTAAGAATTCTTGAAGCAAAAGTGATGCGCCAAACTTCCAAAGTGATTGTGCAACAGAAACCATACTTTTTTCAGATTCAACAATTGAAACACCAATACCCTGTGTTCCTGTAATTGTTTTCATAATCGCAGGAAAATTACCACCTAGTCTTTCGTGTGCGGCAAGCAATCCCTTTTCATTTGAAATAAGAGCAGTTCTTGGTGTTGGAATATTATCTCTTTCAAAAGAAATATATGCAGACATTTTGTTATCACAAGTCAACATACTATCTCTAGTGTTTATCATAAATGCACCGGCATTTTGGAATGTAGATAATATTGCTAATCCGGTTTCGTCTTTTAGAGCTCCTGCACGAACAAAACAAATGGTTTTTGAAAGTTCAAGTTTAGCTTCGGTATCTTCACCATCAATGTTTGATATGTGCAAAGTACCTTTATCTAAGTCATTTTTTGAAACCCAAGCATCTTCAATGTTAATAATATGACAAGTAATGTTTCTTTTTGCACATTCTTTGTCAATCATATTACTAACATTAGTTTTGTTGTCAGCATCAACCTTTGTCAAAACAACAACTTGAATTTCACTTCTTGTTACTTGTTCTGTAATAAATGTCTTAAATTGTTCCAAGTTAACTCTCTCTCTTTTTGCCTATATTGTATTTAGTTTCAAGAGTCCATTCATCTTTTTCTTTGAATGAAATAATTTTAATTTGACTAAGAGGAGCAATAGGTTCTAAATCTCCCTTAATATCTACCAATCCCCAATCCCCTAATAACTTTGAGATTGTGTTACGCCTTGCAATATCATTTTCTGATAAATTAGTTTCTTTGCCGTCCAATGCAAACAATTCTTTAAAGTGTACAATAAAGTATTTACCTTGTTTGTGTAGGATATGACAGGATTGATATAGTATTTTTTCTTTTCTTGAAGCAACGCCAATACGAGATAGAGTCTCTCGTACTTTTAAAAAATCGTCTGGTTCTTTCAGTACGACTTCAAGCATATGCTCCTGTTTCCAGTTAATGCTTTCCATTTCTTCCACCTTTATTCAAACTATCTTTGATAGCCTTTATCTGTTCATCATTAAGTATTTTAAGAGCAGACTTTGCCTTTTCATTATTATAACCATAATACTCTTTAACATACTCTAGATCGTCTATTTTACTCGCCTTCAGCCAAGGAGTAAATCTTTTCCTTGCTCTTAGACTATTTAGAAGAAAATCAAATTGAAGTTTATGGTCAAGGTGGCAGTTAACATTCATTTCATTAACAAGATGAATGGTGTCTAGAAATGGAGCCAGACATTTATTTACAATGTATGGGGGATATTTCTTTTCCCACATTTCATCTTCTGAATCCATCAGAGGTGTTTTATCTGTATTGATTTCTTTGAGGTAATCTTTTAAATCGTATGTCATTTTTTACCTCCAAATCTTGCGCTTAATAATTCATTTGCTGATGCAGACCATGTTTCTGTAAATGATGGTGTAAATGCAAATTCTCTTTCTGGCAAGTAAAAGTAATTGCCTGCAATGACTATTCGTTCTTCGTCAATAGTGCTTTTAGGAACACTATGAGTAGTATCTGATGTAAAAACTATCAGCTGCCCATCTTTAGGGTGTATACAAAAAGGTTTATTTTTAGAGTTTTTTTTCTTTTTGTCGTATTCAAACGCATTATCAAAAACTAATGGACTACTTCCTTTCGGTGTTTTTACACAATAGACAAAGCTCAGTGAACAGGGCAAATGAAAGTGTGGTATAGCATGTTCACCTTTACGATAAACAGCACCCCAGCAATCTAGCAATACATGTTTAAAGGGTTTCGTATCTTCATTTATTATTTCTGTGATTACATCAGTTAGCTTTACTATTAATTCATTTTCCTTATGAAACGACCAAGAAGTCATATCACATTTCAGATTTGTTTTGTGATCTTGTAAATCGCCAGATGATTTAATCAGTTCTGCTATCTTGTCGTTTGGCACATTTTTTAAATTGTAAGTATCTAAAGAAGTTATTTCCCTAGTTGAAAGCTTAGTTCTAATCATTTAAACTTAACCTGACCCATCAACTCTGTCATGCAAGCAAGTAGATTGATTTCTTGGTCAGCAACAAAAGCAGCCTTGTATTGATAGTCAGCAATGATAACAACCGCATGAGGAATAGTACTAGCATCTAAGTGGTCATATAGACTATCGTAGATACTTCTATAAACACGCACAGCATCATTGTCTAAGCTCTGAACAATCCACTCACGAACCTTTGTAAACTCTTTGTTTTTAAGAGATGTCATCAGTTCATTAATATTTGATTCAGATAGATTTACCAGAACACCAGCATCAATCTTACCAGATACAGAGTATCGTTGTAGTTCATTCAACACTCTACGCCAGTCGGGGAAGAACTTATATACAAGTTCTGCAACAGGTTTAGGTTCAAACTCTACCTTTTCTTGAGTCAGAATTTCTTGCACTCTTGCAAAGAAATTGTTTGCAAGTTTAGGTTTCTGTTCGTTAGGAAGAAGAAATTCAATAACACTACAACGAGAATGTAGTGGTGGTATTAATCTGTTCTTGTAGTTACAAGTAAGAATGAATCCACAGTTCTTGTGAAATTCTTCCATGAAACCACGCAAAGCGGGTTGAGTAGATTGTGAATTTAGATAGTCTGCCTCATCTATAATGAGATACTTTCTTCCACCTTCAAGAGATACAGTAGAAGCAAAGTTCTTGATTTTTGTTCTCAGGACATCAATACCAGATTCTTCTGAACCGTTAATCATCATATAGGTCGCACCAATTTCTTCAAGCATTGCCTTTGCGACAGTAGTTTTACCTACGCCCGGCCCGCCTGATAATATTAGATTTGGTATATGTTTATCTTTAACAAACTCAGAAAATGTAGACTTTAATTCATCTGGTAAAACGCAATCACTTATTCTAGCTGGGCGGTATTTCTCCACCCATAAATATGTTTCCATTATGTAATATCCCTAACTTATGCTTTGTAAGTTGATTCGGGTTCAAGTGCAATCCAATATTCAACATCAGTATTGTTATTTTTGTAGTGACTAATATTCTTAGCTGAGATTTCTACATCATAAGTACCATCAAGAAGTTTCATGTTTTCTACTTTAAAGTAGAAGTTAAACTCTCCTTCACTGTCAGTATCAATATCAAGTGAATAGTTATTCGCAGTATCATTCTTCTTATCTTTTACAGTAAGAGATGAAACAGAACTATCTTTTTCCAAAACCATGTCAGGTGCGCCAATGGCTGCAGCTGCACGCTTTAGTTTAGACAAGTCATCATTGCTCATAGTAAACTTGACTTCATTAGAAGGCATAGTAATCATTTTAGTTGGAGTTGTAACAACAGAAGGGTCAGAATAAAAATACTTCATTTTAGTTGAAGGTTTAGTTTCTTCACTAATCATAACATAGCTGTCATCAAAATCTAAGATAGGACTTGAAAATAAAGACAGAGCGCCTAGAAATTCATTTAAGTCATAAATCGCGATTTGTTGGGGAAAGGTTTCTTCCACTTCAGCCTTGGCAATAATATTCTTCATTGCAGACATTGTTGTAATTGTATTTCCTTCCTTAATCACTAAATTTTGATTAATGGTTGAAAAGTTCTTCAACACAGAAGTTGTATGGTTACTTAATTTCATTATTTAAATTCTCCTAGAATTTTCACGTTTAATGTAAGATACATTATAACACAAAGAAGTCTTTGTGTCAATATAAAAAGTTGATAAATCATTTAGGTAGATCGCCCATGATTTTACGAACTGATTTTTTTCTTTGGTCACTAACATTGCATTCCATATCATTGACATGTAGGGCGATAATTCCATAATGAATTACCTTCAATAAATCTGCTCTGTTCTTACCGTTCTTTTTTCCATAGCGTTGTGCATACTTGAGTATGTTGCCGATACAGAAACCTTCACCATGACCACCATCAATGATGAATTCTGTAGCTTGGAACTTATCCTTACTATAGTGTGCATCATAAGTAGAGTCAATGTACTGTTTCAGTTCATCTAAAACAGCAAGTTCATTATATTTGTAATCAATCATTTAATAACCTTCTTCTTTTTATCTACATTAAGATTAGCAGATAAAGTTCTGCGTTCGCCTTCTCCAAAAAATGGATTGACAGAATGTCTTAACCATGATGGAAATATCAACATAGTTCCAACTTCTGGTTTGACATATTCTTCTGTCACTGGCCGTAACATATTTGCATCACGCATACCATGAGCACCCCAACAGAAATATGTAAATCCATCGAAACAACCACTTGCACCATTTAATCCTTTACAAAAATAATCTTCAGCGGGATTGGGGAGTGCTGCAATTTGTTCTGGTACTTTTAGATATAGAATACAAGATAGTCCTATTTCTGTTTCAGTGCCATGATCGTGTAAAGGGTTGTAATCTCCCGCATAACTATGGACTGTCCACATACTACTTATTCTTGTTTTGTATTCTTCATCATCTTTTAGTTTTGTCCAATGACTATTACCATCCAAAGCATTTTGTAAATACGCATTACCCAGATTTTCAATTAAACCACCTAACATCTGACCAACACTTTCATCTTTATGGTCAAACTCTAATTGTTTTGATTTATCGGTGCGATTGATTTGTCCAACTAAAGAATTAGATAAATCTTTATCATTAGGAATTAATGTATCATCAACAAAACCATTGATGTCACCAATTACATTTTCTGGAAGTTCAACCTTCATCATATGAAAAGCATTTCGTGGTCGCATTACAATTTGCATGGAAGCAGGATTTGACGCAGATGTGCCAACAGCTGGTTTTGCATGAGGATTAAACATGTTATCTTTTGGAAGTTTGTCTAGTGTGCCATCTTTTTCGTGTTGTTCAAATACATCGCGATGTCGTTGAGCAAAGTTTTTTCTATATCGTTTGGTTTTGGCTTGAAACAAGATTTCGTCTTCATCACACATATCTGGAAATGCATTTTTTACATTTTTAATATCATTTTCAGTTGGTTCAATAGTTTCCCATTCTTCTGGAGAGCAGGGAGGTATCTCATATTTTCTATCTTTTGATGGTTCTGCGACTACACCGTCTTTTAATTCGCCAGTTTCTAAGTCATGAACTTTTAGTCCCATAATATAATTCTCTTTTTTAAATGTTGTTACTACTATAGTAACACAAGAATGGGGCTGTTGTCAACCCCATTCTTGATTTTTTTACTTTATCTTAATAAGTCTTGGTTTCTTTTCCTCTGGAACAATTTGTTCCAAAGTAACTGTCAAAAGACCATTTTCTATTAGAGCTTCATTCACCACAATATCATCAGCAAGTGTAAACTTACGATTAAACTTTCTGTAAGATATGCCATGATGAAGTAACCCATCTGTAACTTCCGAATTTGCTTCAGTTTCTTTTACAGAACGAATAGTAAGTATTCCATCAGCGATTTCAACTTCGACATCATCTTTACCGAAACCGGCGATTGCCATTTCGATAACATGAGTAAAGTCATCTGTTTTACGAATGTTATAGGGTGGATATCCTGTAGACTTTTGTTGGGTATACTCGTTGCTGTTTAGACGATTGAGTTGCCTTTCAAAACCTACGGCATATGGATTGAGTTGATTGATACTCTCAAGTAGACTCATAGTAATATTTTTGCTTGTAGTAACCATAATAGTTATCTCCTTTTTAATTTAAGCAAGATTTATGTGTGTGACCCTTGCGGCATCACAACTATATTTATAACGATTGTAACATTACATTACAACCGAATAAACATTTTTTTAGAACAAAGTTTCTAGATCACTATTTTCTTCATCATCAGTTGATTCTTCTAATGGATTTATACCCGCATCAATTTTGCTATACAAATCCATGAATGAATCTTTTGTGTCTTCATCAAAGCGAGCAACACAAAGTTCAATTGATTTAGATTTATCACCAAAGATTGCATATGCTTTTGCAATATGGTCAAGTCGGCGAGTTGAAATAACTTCATCAATACCACCATCATAAAAAGTCTTTCTGATAACCTCAGCCCAAGTGACTAAGTTATCTGCGAAATTTTCATCAACTGAACCATATTTTTTCATAGAACCCATGATGATTTTTTTCTCAATCGCGGCACTAGCGTATGGTTGTTCAATAGTGATTGCAAATCTTTCAAGAAATGCTTCGTTTAGAATGTTAGTTCCAATAAAGCGTCCATCTTCAGAACCTTTACCTTTAGTGTTGGCAGTTGCCATCACATTGAAACCATCTTTAGGAGTGACCCACTTGTTAACTTTTTTCAAGTAAACACCTTTACCTTCAAGAACCGGCTGGAGGCACATCAATTTGTTAGAACCAAGATCACACTCGTCAAGAAGTAAAGTACAACCGCGTTCCATTGCCTCAATTACTGGG